ATCCGTTCATTTTTGGCCTCGTGTTTAGTGGTTTACTCGTCTTCTGTTGGAGTTTCGTCAGGCCTGTAAGCAAGATCGTAAAACCCGCGCTCACTAGGCGGGACAATGATTATTTGCCCGCTTTCATCTCTAAATTCATGCCCGTTATCATCTAGGGCAATTCCGTTTCGATCTATATAATAAAATTCCATAATTGGCCTCGTTTTAAGTGCTAATAATTGTTGTTTATAAACTGCGTCATGTGATCTATCGCGCTATCAATGGACATCGTTTTAACAGCGCGCCTCAATTCGTCTAAATAGGCCTGATCTTCCATAAGTAGATCAATGCTTACAGTTGAATTCATAGCTACTACGCTAGTAATAAAAGAGGGTGCGGTTGCGTGTTTCATTGTTTGGCCTCGTTTTCGGTGCAAATTGTTGAAGTAATGACAAAATTTCCTGTAATGCCGTTCCATGCGATTGTTGGCATATCGCACTTATACATTTTCGCGACTAGGAATATCTCGTCTAGTGTTTGCTTATCGTTGCACAATGGCAAACCCTGATATATCAGGGCATAGCCGTTGTGAGTGATTGAGAGCGTTAAATCTTCGGTTTTCATTTAAACTCTTTCTATGCTTAAAATTGATCTTTCGGGCGCGCGCTCTACTGTTAGCACTTGCCTAATAGCATCTTGAATTGTGTGCGCGTAAACTTGTAGGCAAAATTTCCCCGCGTCATGGCTCAGAATAATTTGAAATATAAAAGGGTGCGTCATGCTATCACCTCAAAATATTCTAGGTCTAACCACTCTAAAATTTCTAGCGGGTTATTTTTTAAATCAAGGCCGTTATAATTTATCCATTGGTCGGAATGGTCGCGGTTGATCTCTTCTAAAATTTCGCTGTTGCTTAATTCTTTCCCGCTAAATTTATCTATTATTTTCATGCGGTGGCCTCTTTGATTTGGTTAATAATTTGCTCGTGATTACTAGAGCGTGGCGCGATCAGGGCATAGTATTTCTTACCTACGCGAGCAATCCATTCGTGCAATATCCCTGTTAATGGCTCGCTTACATAAAATGACTCGTAATCGTGGCCTCGTGTCCACTTGCAAGGCGGTAGAACTTCGAGCATCTCCCAATAAAAGGCCTCGCTCACCTCAATAGGTTTCATGCCGTTGTTGGCCTCAATAGCGCGATAATCGGAAAATCCCGCGTTGTTTAGATTCTGTCTATCGCTCATGCTGTCACCTCTTCCATTAGTGCGTTGATATCGCGGATTAACCCGCTTAGGTTATAGGTGCAAAATACAATCCCGCCACCATATTGTTTGTTATGGAATTTCCGACCATAAAAGGGCGCACCTTTAGCGCGTGACAATGCAAGGTTATATTTTTGCGTGACAAAATCGGGCGCGGTGCGTGGGATTTCGTTATCCCCTACAAAATGCAGAAAATGAAGCACAAAACGCGGGTTGCCGTTGATATCGTTATTTACGCGGGTGAAACTGTCTTGATCTACCATTTTTTAAACTCCTAATAAGGTGGTGGCAAACATAAAAAAAGCATTACCTAGCACTAGGCCGATGTAAGCAAAAGCGCAAACAAGCGCGATATTAAAAAGAAAATCGAATTTTGGAAACATAAAAGGCCTTTTATATGGTTGCGGTTTGTTTAATTTCAAAAGTAAAGCCCAATCCCTTGGCATGGCGGATAGTCGGCTCTGTAAGCGTCTTAGTCCCCGCGATTCGGGCAAGATATAGCGCGGTATCGTTTACAGGGTAAATCGTCTTATTTCCGTAAACTTCGCGAACTTCTACTATTGCGGTTGTATTCATTTTTAAGTAGGCCGATATTCTCGGCCTATCCTCTCTTACTCTTCAAAAGGGTTAAAGAACTCGTAATCTTCAAGAGTAGATACAAGGCCATCAAAATCTTCCGTATCACCTAGTAGATCAGCCAGCGCGAATACATCGCGTGACGCAATCCCGAAGTTATCGGCAAGGTCTAATAAATACTCTTTGCGGTTGGTAAATCCGTTGCTTTGATATATGGACATAATTTAAGCTCCTAGCAGTTGATTAAATGATTACCTAGAGGCAATCCCTAAACCCTCGCGGACAAGGGTTAAGAGGTGGCTCTATTTGCAAATAGAAAATTGTGTATCACCTATTTCTAGGCTATCTAATCCACTATCCAATAATTGTTTAATGGCTTTCACTTCTCTAATACTCCATTGATTTGATGTGCTCGGAAGTTCTTTTACAATCTCATAGCCATCATCGTTTAGCATAATTTCAGTTATTAAAACATTTCTCATAATGCTTTTATCCTTATATCTAAAGGGTTTGCAGTCAATTTATATAGTAGGTATATATACAACAATGCACCTATTATATGCGTGATTTTAGGCTTATATACTTGCTTGTCAAGTGTTTTAATCATTTATTTACTTATGACATACCCTTAATGGTTTACCCTTAGATATCAGGGTATCAATGGCGCGGGCAAGGGCTAAAAGCGGGCAAGCAATCCCGAAGGGAAACAGTCCATAGGCTTATCTAATACAAGGGGATATAACCCTCACTATTGCGCTATTCCTTAGAATGTCCTAAACTTCGGGGAATACTTAACTTATACCCTATGACTAAACCCTTAAAGCTAACCCGCGCGCAGATCAAAGAAGGTCTAAAGCAAACCCCGATTGAACAAATACTCTTAGGCGCTGGCAATCCCGCCAAGGTTAATTTGACCTCAAAACAAAAGGCCTTCGCGCGTAAAGTAGCAGATGGATTACCCAAGGCCGAGGCTTACAGAACCACCTATAACACCAAGGCCAAGAAACAATACCAAGGCCACCAAGCCCATATGTTAAGCAAGAACCCAAAAATAGCGCAGATGATCGAGGCCTTTACCTTGGCTAATAGTGCTCGGGAATATCTTTTGCCCGAACAATTAAGAACTCTAACTATACAAAAGCTGGTAGAGATAGCTACAAGCGAAGACGCTAAACACTCAGCACAACTCAAGGCCTTAGAGTTAATCGGCAAGTTAAACGATGTCCAGCTATTCTCAGAGCGTAAGGAGCATATCCACTTGCACTCTTCTATTGATCTCAAGGGCAAGCTCTTGGAGTCGCTGCGCGTGGCCTTCCAGAGTTCACGCTCTATCAACGATATAGCCAAGCGCAAGGCGCAATCCCTACTGATAGAGCTAGAAGACGCGCAAACAATCGAGGCCGACCCGCCAACAATCGCAGAAACCGCGACCCCACCCACCCCGACCCACCCATTTTTTAGTGATTCCGAGGTTGGGGCTATGCATACTATTCCACACAATCAATCCGATTCCGTACCCATTTCTCCAAATCTCACTATAACACCTGTTATAGTGACAAATCCTTTAGAATCAAGTACTTCCGTGTCCATAGGGGTAAACCCGCATTCATTTAAAGATGATTCAGAGGGGGTAGGGGGTATAAAAAATCCACAGAGTAACAGTAAAGAATCTATAGAAAACACCCCCCTTAACAATTTAGAACAAAATGAGGAAAAAAATATATGAAAATTTCTGAGGAGTACCCAGACCTACTCAAGGCAGATGGCTTTGATGAAGCTGTTATTGGCATAGCCCATAGAATTGGCTTAGAAGTGATCTGTTATGACCTACATAAGGTAATAGAGATTCTGATGACTAGAGATGGGATGGATGAGGAAGAGGCTTGGGAGTACTACCAGTTTAATATTGCTGGATCATGGGTAGGAGAATCTACTCCCGTCTTTATTGAAAGGATGGAGTTATGAAGATGCCGATGGTATGTAACCATTGCAGTAAGCGTATTGTGTTTGGCGTGTGGTATCGCCTACTGGCTAATAAGTTCTTTGGTAAATGGATCTGTTGTTGTGGCTGGCCTAAATATGTCTGGGACAGATTCAAATGAACTTCGAGGACTGGAAAAAACAAAACGATATGGAAGTAGCTATCCTAGATCAAGTTATTGGTTTGTTAGTAAAGTTCCGTGATGCAGCTGCTATTCAGTCTTATCCAGGTGGGCTGGGGGATTTAGGTATCCGTAAGAAACAACCCTATGACCATTGGGTGGCTGGCGAAGGGAGTCATGGAATTACTGCCATATATCGTGGGCCACGAATTGAAGTGCCAACAAAATTCGAACCTGGCATAGAGGATTGTGGCAAATGACTATGGAAGAGTTAGATTATCGGATTAATGAAGTTGCCAGTTACTTAAATCTGCTTATCCATAAAAAGTGTTTAATGGAAAAGATTGAA